AAGCGTGCTAAGATCGTTCAGAAAAAATTCACCAAGTCGCGTCGTGTTCGCCTTTCCGAGACCTCTATTATGGATCGATTCGGTGATCAGAATATCAATGCCTGGACAGACGCTCCAAAGTATCTTGATGAACACTATGGTGATCGTGTACGTGATCAGAATGCATACGAGTCTGAGGAGGGCTGGAACTAATGGAAGGTTTTGAGTTCAATGGAGTATGGATCGAGAATCCTTACGTGTCTGAGTGTGGTCGGTTCGAGGTAGATCCGGTAGAGTATTATGGAGTTGAGATAGATGAAGAATCCGATAGCTAAGTATCTGATGTGTTCGTACGCTTACTATATAGAGGATAATCCTTTGGTAAGCGATGAGGAGTTCGATCAGCTGGCGCAGTTTATATTAGAGAACTATGACGCTATCGATCATCCACACAAGAGTCTCGTTACGAAGGCTGATCTCGAAGCCGGAACGTATCTTGGTGACTACCCTCAACGAGTGAAAGGAGCCGTACGATCATGGCGCACGCAAGCGAACTCATAGAGACGAAGGGTCATCCCTTTGTTGGTGTCAAGTGGCCCGTCACCGGTAGTAAGGGTGATCAGTATCACGTTGAGATGTTTGATTCTGGATTTGATTGCGACTGTATCGCGTACAGAAAATGCAAACATATTAAAGAAATTGAAAAAAAGTTGTGTACATTTGCTTAAAAGTATGGTAGAATAATAGAATGAAAAATATGTCGAGTGATAGGTTAATGGCGGTTCGTGTCTTTCAAGGCGAGTTGAATCGTATGAAAGCGATTACCGAGGGTCATTACGATCCGGTCGAAAAGATCGTTCGTCGTTATCTACAGGAAAGAATCAATGAGATGACTCGTAAGGGTCACGCCGTCGGTGAAGTAGGGAGTTATCGTTAATTATGACTATGCATCTCGTACGTGGAATGAGTACTATAAATAGCAAGAAGCGTCGTGTCAATCGTAAACCCGGCCAGGCAGCCGCGTTAGCGAAGCACGATGAATGGTTAAGAAAGAATGGAGTACACCCTGATCAACTGAAAAAAGAAAGAAAGTGTAGTGGCAACAGTATACCGAACTATCAGTCTACGTGTCAGTCAGTCGAGACGTCAGATACAGTCACAGCCATCCAAGGAAAAAAAGCAGCAAAGTCCTATAGTGGAGATTACATCATCGGACTTGCCACGCTACACAAGTCTAACACGGTCCCAGTTGGTCGAGGCGATGACCCAAAATCTTATTCTCAAATGAGGAGAAACTAAATGGTATTTTACGATACGCGTGCTGAAGAATCCAAACGACCTCGCGAGGAGTACTACGCTTGGTCATGGAGGATTCAGATCGATCTACATCCCGAAGGTAAGAAGTGGGTATGGATGATCGATGAGGAAGAGAATCGTGGTACGTACTGGCATGAAACTGCCGAGAAGCCTACCTTTGAAGAAATTAAACAGTGGATCGCCGCTCAAGGTTGGAGTGGTGAAGATACAATCGCATGATTAGTACAACGCTGATGTGCCTTGCACTGAACGCGTATTGGGAAGCTAGGAATCAAGATTATCTTGGAATGATTGCAGTGAACCAGGTTGTTATGAATAGAGTGGCCTCCGACATATATCCCGATAACGCGTGCGACGTGGTATTTCAAGGACCGACACGACCGTCTTGGAAAGACCCGACTGTCGAATATCCTGTTCGCGACCGATGTCAGTTTAGCTGGTATTGTGACGGTAAGTCTGACGAGGTTCGTGCGGATGAAAAGCAACAATGGTTTGAGGCTATGAGTGCAGCAATGCAAGTCATGTCCGGAACACACGACGATCTCGTAGATGGTGCCCTATGGTATCATGCAGACTACGTAGATCCTGATTGGAATGAGAATAAAGAGATCACGTCAATTATTGGTGATCACATATTTTATAAGGACCCTACAGAATGATGGGAAAAAATTTTTGGGAAGACGTTGAAATTGATAGTCTTCACCTCGAGACAGAAATAAAGCAGATAGCGGTAGACTTAATTACTGAGTATGGAATCAATCTAACTGAGTCTGACCTGTTGAGAATCAATGCCGCTAAAGATTCTCAGTCGGATCCAATCACGCGAGCCTTGCTCATGGCTTGTTTGGAGTTCTATATGACTACCGATTACGCACCAAAGCGTATTGAATCCAAGTATGTGCCAAGAAAGAAGTGGTGGCAAGTCTGGAAATGATAGCGCACAACGCAACCGATAACGTATATCTCGGCTCTGCTCAATTTTTTTTCTAATGAGTGCATTTTTTCCTTTACATTGTCGTGAAAGTATGGTAGAATATACTATAAGATTGAGGAACGAGTACAAACGTGGTCAAGCCTGTAACCTCAATAAAATTAAGACGCAGGTGGGAAATTATAGAGCGCCCTCATAAGAAAGACTCACTTATTATGATGAAGGAGAAACATCATGGGACTCACCGCATTGAAGGGTAAGCGAATTGCTAAGAAGAAACCAAGATCAAGAGCTCGTACTGGTGTACTCGGAGCTCCGGTCGATAAAGGATTTAATGTCGTAAAAGATTATTTCCATATTGAGATCGACCGTAAAGACCTTATATCCCAACACAAGACTTTTGTCAAGAAAAACTTTAGTAAGAAAGACGCAAGATATATTCTTGCCAATGCTGACTACAAGTTTCTTATGACGCACTATGCGGCTACTGCCTTTTGGTACAACACAGGGCAGGAAGTCACGGAGAGATCAGAGTACTGGCGACAGTCTCTGATGAAGAAGCTGGCCGAACTACTTGAAAGTGGTAAGGCTATACATGATGCCAAACAAAAGTTGGAGGTCCTTACGGGCCAACCGCAACTTTCTCCTCAACAGCGGTTACAACGAAAGATCAATAACACGATAATGCAAGATCTCCTTTCTCTTGAAGACTCGTGGATCGAAGGTGAACAAGCTTCTTTGGATGTTTATCAAGCTTTTGGTAAACATGGGTTAGGTGGTTCCGCCACCATCCCAGTCCGTGAGGTGGTTGAGGGATGGTTACTTGATTATGAGGATGCGTATCACAAGCGTTGTGAACAAGCAGTAGAAGGCTATTCTCATCTTAAAAGACCTGAACTCAACCGCCGCATCAAAGAATGTATGGCTATGTTGGCTGACCTAGATCGCATCAAAGCGGCTAAGAAAGCTACACGTAAGTCTGTAAAGAAAACACCATCACTTGAAAAGCAAATATCTCGAGTCAAGTACAAGAAAGAAGATAACGATTTTAAGATCGTATCAATCAATCCGGCTCAGATTATTGGTAAGACTCATCTACTATGTTTCAATACAAAGTCTCGTAAGTTGATCGAGTACAAGACCGAGTCAACCGATGGTTTTGTTATCAGTGGTACAACAATTAAGAACATAAACGGGGAGTCTCGTGCATGGACTTTAAGAAAGCCTATGGATATATTGCCACAGGCATTGAGCTCAACACCAAAGCAATTTGAAGTGTTAGCTAAAGGAATTACTACCAAACCGTCCGTACCAAACGGGCGAATCAATGAAGATACAATATTGTTGAGGGTATTGAAATGACAATTGAACAAGAGTTCTTGACTAAATCTAAATTTACAAAACTCGTTGAAAAAACAGTTACTGATCTCAAGATTACGTACATGGATGCTATACTATATCTCTGTGATAAGAATGATCTTGAACCAGAAGATATGAAAAAGTTTGTCTCACCAATTATTAAAGACAAGCTTGAAGCTGAGGCAATGCAGCTTAATTTCTTGCCAAAACAGAATACGTTAGACTCGGCACTATTCGAGTGAGACGTATATATAAAGGTGTACAACGACGCATGAACGTTGTATAATATACAAATCATATTTCAGCTATACAAGGAACATATATGTCTTTTGCAAATCTAAAATCCAACCGCGATCAAATCGCAAAACTCATCCAAGCAGCAGATAACGCAGGTGGTGGCGAAAAGAAAAGCTACGCTGATGATCGTATCTGGAAACCAACAGTCGATAAAGCGGGGAATGGCTATGCAGTACTCCGATTCTTGCCTTCCGGCGAGGGACAAGAATTACCGTGGGTCCGTTACTGGGACCACGGCTTCAAAGGACCAACCGGACTTTGGTATATCGAAAACAGCCTTACATCTATTGGTCAACCTGACCCAGTTGGTGAACTCAACTCACGACTCTGGAACTCAGGGATTGAATCTGATAAAGACCGAGCCCGTGACCAAAAGCGAAGACTCCACTATGTAGTCAATATGCTTGTTCTTCAGGATCCATCGAATCCATCCAACGAAGGTAAAGTGTTCCTTTACAAGTTTGGTAAAAAGATCTTTGATAAGATTATGGATTCAATGCAACCCGAGTTTGCCGATGAGTCACCAGTGAATCCATTTGATTTCTGGGAAGGTGCAGACTTTAAACTGAAGATTCGTAATGTCGAAGGTTATCGCAACTATGATAAGTCTGAGTTTGCGGCTCCAACAGCTCTTTACGATGCTGATGATACTAAGTTGGAAGCGGTTTATAACCAACTGCACGATCTTAGTGAGTTCTCTGATCCAAAGAACTATAAGTCATACGATGATCTGAAAGCAAAACTTGCACGAGTTCTTGGTGAGGAAGCAGTTGGTGGTGGTGCACCATCAGTAGTTCAGATGAATCAAATGAACGAACCAGCTCCGGCTCCAACTCAACCAGTTACCGCTGAGGATATTCCATCCGAAGACGACGACACAATGTCTTACTTTGCGAGACTTGCAAATGAGGACTGATTATCATAACTTCTATTCCGACAACGGCAGCCGAGAGGCTGTCGTTTTCAAGACTACAGACGAGGATGGTTGGTTTGTAGATCTATGGGAAGATAAAGTAAAGGTAGAGACTCGTAAGATGGAAACCAATGGTGTACTTCATAGCGAGCGATATGCTGAAGACTGTGGAGAAAACTGGGTATTGTATGTATTCTAATTTTGCTATAGATCCAGCAATTGTTGACACGACTCTTCTTGTTCGAGATACTACCGAACCAAGTAGCGTAAAAAAGAATGGTGATTACGTACGTTGGAACGTAACGGATGACATTCTTAAATATTTTGATGGATTGAATTATATAGCAGGAAATATCTACTACCACACTACACCATATGAAGTTCACACCGATGTCTTTACGGATGACATCGGTGTGAACGTATTGATTCCTCTTGAAAGAGAAGGATCACAAAAGTTTATAGTATTCGATCAAACATATCATGGTTCTACAGTATGGAAACCTGGTAACGGTAGAGTAGAACAGCGTGAATTGAATACTATATTTCATGGCCGACCATGCGAAACACCCGTTGAAGGATTAACTGGTTTACCGTGTGGACTCGCAAAGTATCTACCAGAAGAAGATCATTTCTATGATGGACTATCTGGATCTCTTATTGAATGGGAACCAGGCGAAGGATTAGTCTTTCCTTCAATCAATCTACACGCCACAGGCATTATGGATAGTCCTAAATATGGATTAGCAATGTGGTTTAACAATACAGTAGAAGAGATATGCTCTCACTTCGAGATGTAACACTAATCAAAAGAACTTATCCTACGATGCATTGTAGCGATAAAGATTTCTATCTAGAATATACCACACTACAAACACTAAAACCAGAAACCATATATGAAATGGGTGTAGGTTCTGGTGAGTGGATCATGTGTATGCAAGAGTGTCTAGACTACGAACCGTGGTGGATTGGCGTTGAGAACTTTGTCTCAGCTTACTGTGAGGTAGATTATTATGGCCCGCTTCCACGAACTCCATCAGAATTGACGTCTCAGATAGCGATACCTAAGTTTAAACACTATTACACGCATTGGGAACCAATCATACGAGATCAGATACCGGCAGTTGCATGTAGATTGGATATGAGTTTAAGATCACAGGACACTTACGACATCATCACTGACCATTGCGATAAGCTGTTTATCGATGACGTTTATAAACCTGACTATAAGTTTCGTTTAGATTTTGCTTTAAATTCAAATATGCAGATATTTTGGGAAGGTGAAAAAGAAGTTTGTCTTACCCAGTCCGCAATTGGCTAAACATAGGATCCTGATTATCAAACGGATCAGCCATAGGCGCAACCATCGCTGTTTGCTGAACGCTATCACCGCCTTTTGTACTGTTATCAACGATACTAACTACTGGCTGTTGACCTGATTGCTGCCTTTGTAATTGTGCTGTTTTTCGTTCTTTTTCAGCGATGATCCTTTGGAACTTATTTTTTCCAGCTTGTTTATCAACTTCTTCGGCAGGTCTAGCAACTGGATCTGGACTAAATGACTCATCCATAAATCCACCAGAAACAGCTTGTTGATCAGGTGCTTCTACGTCAACTGGTGTAGTTTCTCCTACCTCGGCTTCTCCCTCAGGAGTTTTAAACTTTAGACTTCGTATCTTATCACCAACTGAATCTGGTACTAGTGGTAAGTTTTCAACAAGGGTTGCTACACCCTCTATCATCCCGTTAACAACGCCTCTTAAGAATCCAACAAAACCAAAGATGACTTTTTTGAATATATCTTGAAAGCTAAAACTGTCTAGTGCTTCTTCTGCTTGTTCAAATCCCATTTTACCGAGTATGAATGAAACTGCCGACTTCAATAAGTCAAGTGGCATACCAACAATTGAGTTCAGCAATCCTGTAATCGCACCAGCTAATCCACCAAGGATACCACCTTCTTCAAATCCAGCGATTGCTTCTTTTACCGTGTCAAAGATTGTCATGATAACAGTGAATGGGAAGAACAACCTACCAAGAACACCACCGATTGTTTTAAGAATTGGCATAAAGTTATCTACAATTGTTACTGCACTTTTAATACCATCCATGATTAAATTAAATGGACGTGTTATTGTATTAAATATTCTTGTAAGTATGTTAGCATCACCGGCTGCAGCAAAAAGACCTTCAAACGGAAATACTAGAATGTTTTTAATGCCTGTTACGATTTTACCAAAGACACTATTCTTTAAGAAGTCAAAGATCTCAGTAAAATTAGTTCGAACACCAGCTACTAGTTTTGCTAGTGGTCCTTGTTTGGTAGCATTAAGCAATCCTGTAAATCGTGCTCTTAAAAAATCTGTAAAGGCATCGATTGTTTTGCCAATACGTGCTAACACTTTATCAAATTTTGTAAGCGCAAATATCCTTCTGAACGAATCAGCTAAGCCTTGTAAAAAACCAATAGTGAACACCGCGATACCAGCAAGAATCTTACCAATATTACTATCTGGTTGCGCAGAACCAGCGGGTGCTTCAGGCGCTGCCTGGCCAGGTGCTTTTTCTCGTAGAGCCTCAAGTAATTTTAAATTTTGCAGCTGCATCATCTTAACCATACCACTCATGGTATTATTCAAACGGTCAACCGCCTGAACGATCATAGAATCGCCAGTGATTACGTTATCATTAGTTGCCTGTAGGGTTTCGTTAACTGCTGCTAAGGTTGCCATTACTTGTTACTTTCGTGTTTAAGCTTCTCTTCTT